ATCGCTGATGCGACGGCACGTGCTGCCCCGGCTGGGCAAGGTGACGCTGCGCAAGCTGGACCGCGTGACTTTGGACGACCGACTGGTTTACCCGATGCACCAGGAGCTGGCGCCGCGGACGGTACAGAAGGCGCTGCAGGGGCTGCGGCAAGCATTCGCTATGGCCGAGGAGCTGGGGCGCATCGACGCGAATCCGCTGGCCGGGACGACGTTCCGAAACTTCTACAAGGGCAAGCTGCGGCCGAAGCCGGCGGCGCTGTCGCGCGTCGACCTGCCGGTGCTGGTGCCTCACCTGGTGGAGGTGTTCAACGCCGATCCGCTGAAGGGAATGTTGCCGCTGATGATGCTGGCCCATGGGACGCGTATCGCCGAAACACTGCTGGCGCGCTGGGCGCACGTCTCGCTGGATGAGCGCGTGTGGGTGATCCCGGAGGCGAACACGAAGTCGCGCCGTGAGCACGTGCTGCCGCTGACGCCACAAGTACTGGCGTTGCTGGAGCGCTATCGCCAGGCGCTCCCAGATCCTCGGTTGAAGACGGAATGGCTGTTCCCGGTGCGGGGCGGCGCGCGGCTGGCCGACACGACTGCCCATGCGTTGATGCGAGAGGTGAGCGGCCGCCAGTGGACCAGCCATGACCTGCGCAAGCTTATGAGATCGAGCCTTGCGGATATCGGCGTCGATCACATGGTGGGCGAGCTGCTGATCAACCACACGCTGGGTGTGACCGCTGAGACGTACCTGACACGCGATGCGATGGCGCGGCGCCGTGAGGCGTTGGAGCGCTGGCATGCGCGGCTCGATGAGTGCGGTTTCGTGTTGGCGCATCGAGCGAAAGCGGCCGCTCCTGCATTTCTTCAAACGGCTCGCAGCCCAGAGACGACGGCGCCTGCGGCTGATTCCTGCGTTTCTACGTGGAGAGGGTGAAGAATGCTCCAGAACGTGGTGCGCAGACGGCCGGTGGACTTCGAGGGGCGCGAGCAGCAGATGCTGGTTCGATGGATGGAGCTGCAGCATCGGGCGGCGTACGCGGTGACCTGGCACACGCCGAACGGTGGAGCGAGGGACAAGGCGACAGCGGGAAAACTGAAGGCGCAAGGGGTGAAGGCAGGGGTCCCAGACCTGCAGCTGGCGGTGGCTCGGGGCGGGTTTTTCGGGCTGTTCATTGAATTCAAGGCGACGCCGCCGAACGACGCGGCGGTGAGCGAAACGCAGAAGGCGATGCTGTCGCGGTTGCAGGAACAGGGGTACCGGGCGGTGGTGTGCCGCGGCATCAATGAGGCGATGGCGGAGATCAATGCTTACCTCGCGATGCCCAGGACGGTCGGCGGGAGGTGCGCATGAGTCGCCAGCTGATGCCGCTGGAACGATGTGAGGTGTGCAGGGGCGCCGGAGTCATCCGAGGCATCTTCCACACGATGGAGTGTGCGGCCTGCAACGGGGGTGGCTTCGTTCAGCCGGACGGATCCGCGCTGGAGTACCCCGTTCTGGTTGCGCAGCTCAGGTTGCGTCTGGCAGACGCGATGCGCAAGGCAAAGCGGCCGAAGGAGGAGTCGGTACGCGGGCCAGCGCGGGACTACGAGGGGGCGAAGAACAGGCGCGGTATCGGTGGCGGGAATTGGACTGGCGATTGATGGGGAGGGGCCATGGGTATTGAACGAGACACTGAAGAACTGCTTGAGCACTGGGGCATGTGGGTGGTGCAGGGGTCCGGCGTAGCAGGCTGCGCGGCACTTGGGGAGCGGCCAACGCCGATGATCACCGACGACGAGGCGTTGCTGATCGATCGACTGGTCGGGCGGCTCGGGCTGCGCTATGCGGAGGCTGCTGAGGTCATCCTTCGGTACTACACGAGCGGAGCGCCGTTTGCAGTCGTTGGGCGCCGAATGGGGTTCGGGGAGGAGAAGACGCGTCAGCTTTGGAAGGCGGGCGTTGCGTGGATCGATGGGGCATTGGAAGCGCGACGCCAAATTGCCGCTTGACAGGCCCGGGCCGAAACCCTAGATTTCGCATTACTTTGCGGTTGTACCGCTTGAAAAGCCCTGGCCTAGTGCCGGGGCTTTTTCGTATCTGCGCCGTGATCTCCTTCCAGCTGACGGCATTGCCTGCGCTCCGCAGGCCTTTTTCTTACCCGAATCCGGTTCCTGCGCCTGCCTCTTTGCTTCCAGGCGGATGTGCTGTGCGTGGGCGCCGGCCCTATTGCGATCCAACAGCCGCGCCGGCTCAGGACTGCCCCTATGAGGATGAATCAAATGACTGAGCCAGCCACCACAGCAGCTGGCGGCCTCGCGCTGTACAAGCTGGGCGCGTTTGGATTCATGGCGGTGCTGGCTGCGGTGGTCGTTATGGCGATGACTTTGCCGAAGACGGTGCGTGAGTTCGTGGTGGCCATGGTCTCGACCGTCGTGTCGAGCATCTGCGGTGGGGCCGCGGTGGTGAGTTACCTGGGCATCGCGCATTGGATCAACGATGACTTCGGGTTCGTCGCGATTGGCGGACTGATATTCGTCTGCGGCCTGCCGGCATGGGTGATGGTCCGGGCGAGCTTCGCTTATGCCGAGATGCGCAAGGACAAGTCGATCCTCGAGATCATCCTTGAGGTGAAGGCTGCGGTGTGGAAGTAAGAGGTTTCGCGAAAGTCAATCATTAGATTGATCCGCTCATCTGAAATGGAAGAGGAACTCCGCCGCTTCGTTAGTTGCCGCCTATAGTCCTGTAACAAGATGATACGGAGGTCTATATGCGAGCCCAAATTCTTCTAGTCGCTGCGATCGCTTTGGGGGCTGGCTGTTCAAAAGGCATCAATAGCCAACCAGTCGGATCTGCCCCAAACCCGAATTATGGCTACCCCACGCTGAGCGCATACCCCGCTGCTACGAAAGCGGCAGATAACCCCGAGCTCGCAGCGGCATATGAGGACTTGCAAGCCGCCATAGGGTTTTGCCGGGGGGTCCACAACTTCTATGAATCGCGGGTCAAGGCGTCTGAAGGCTATAAACAGTCCTTCGGCTTTGCTGGCGGCATCTTCGGGATGATCGGGACCTTATTGGCGGCCGCCGGAACAGGTGGCTACTTCGGTGGCATTGCTTCTGGCTTGGGTGGCGTTGCGAGTACCACTCTCGGGTCGGTCGAGTCCGGTCCTCTCGCGCCCGCATCATATGAGCGGCATCGCGTGGCGGTTGCGCAGAAAATGAGTGCAGCTGCAGCGGAACTGCGCCAGACGACCGATCCCGAGGATGTTTATCAAGTGGCGGCAACACTCGCAATGAACTGTTGGGCTTCTGCCAGCCCCGCGATTGCAGTTGATCCGAAGTAGCTGTGTGGATTGCGGCAGCAGTGCTGCCGCTAATGGCCTTAGCGATGATCCGAATATATGCAGCTGGAATCAGCGAAGGCATTGCCGAGGTACAGCATATAGAGGCGCAACTCCCGTTCGCCGCTGCCCTGGCTCTAACCTGGACTGCGAAAGACGTCGAGGCGGCGCTGATTGGCGAGATGCGATCAGTTTTTGATCGGCCCACTCGCTGGACTCTGAACAGTCTCAAAGTTTATCCGGCGACCAAGGACCGATTAGAAGCCAGAGTCTGGATGAAGAACGAGGCCGACAAATCGGTACCGGCGACGCGCTGGATGGAACCCGAGATCTACGGCGGCACCCGCCAGAACAAGCGCAGTGAGGCGATGCTGAAGGCGCGTGGGATCTTGCCGGAGGGTAAGTACATCGTCCCCGGGCAAGGCGCCGAGCTCGATCAGTACGGCAACATCAAGCGCGGTTATCTCACGAAGATCCTGTCGGGCGTAGGGGGGTATACGCAGCAGGGCTACAACGCCAACGCTACGAGCAGCACCCGCAGCCAGCGGCGCGGTAACGCTAAGCGCTTCTTCGTCATGCACGACGCCAGGCGCAATCCGATCGGGATCGCTGAGCGAACGGGCCGAGGCGCGGACAACCTGCGCATCGTGCTGGCCTTCGTATCGCGACCCAGCTATCGCAAAGCATTCGACTTCTATGGCATCGCGGATCGCGTCGCCAACGAGCGATTGCCGCTGAACTACACCAAGGCAATTGCACAGGCGGTACGAACCCGCAGGCGATAGGGCCAGCCTATGGCGCGGGTCCTCCTGACCGGGTGCCCCTATGAGGGTAATTCGAGCCCCGCTCTTCCGCTACGTATGACGTTTTTTTGGGTGAGGGTTGTTGTTTCGTCATGGCACGCAATCAACCCCAGAAACAGCGCGGCTGGCTCAACAAGAGCGAGATGGCGGCGAGCCTCGGCATTTCCGTCCAAGCCTTTGACAAATGGGGTGTTAAGCCAGTCGAGCGTATCGGCCGAGAGGCTTTCTATACGGCGCAGTCGGTCGTCGAGAATCGCCTGGTCGCGGCTGAGCGGAAACAACAACCTGATGAAGGTTTGGAGGGAGTAGATCCACTAGTCGAGTTCAAGCTGACTCAGGAGCGTCTGCGCCTCACCGCTGCGCAAGCCTACGCGCAGGAAAAGAAGAACGAGATCAAGGATCGCCAGCTGGTACCGACCGAGTTTGCGACATACGCCTTGGCGCGAGTGGCCGCTCAGATCGGGTCGCTACTCGACACCGTGCCGCTGAAATTGCGCCGCCGGCATCCGGAGATAGACGTCCGCCATATCGAATCGCTGCAGCGGGAGATTGCCACCGCGCGCAATACCGCCGCCGAGTTGGGCGATCACCTGCCGGAAATGCTGGATGAATACCTCGAGTCCCTGGCTGATTGACCTGCAGAAGGCAATCAGGCTCGGACTCCAATCGCTTTACAAAGAACCGCCGCTCACCGCCGTCGAGTGGGCCGACAAGCACTTCTACCTCAGCTCTGAATCGAGTTACCAAGAAGGCAAGTGGGAAACCGCTGCCTTCCAGCGCGCCATTCTGAATGCGATGGGCAACGACCTGATCCGCGTCGTGAACGTCATCAAGAGCGCGCGAGTCGGCTACACCAAAATGCTGATGGCCAACGTCGGCTACAAGATCCAGCACAAGCGCCGCAACGTGCTGAGCTACTGCCCGACGGACCCCGACGCCGAAGAGCTGATGAAGCGGCACGTCGAAACATTCATTCGTGACGTGCCGGCGTTACTCGATCTGGCGCCCTGGTACGGCAAAAAGCACCGCGACAGCTCGCTGTCCGCCAAGCGCTTCGCCAACCAGAAGATGCTTTGGTGCCTCGGCGGTAAGGCCTCACGGAACTACCGTGAGAAGTCGCCCGACGAGGTCATCTACGACGAGCTGTCGAAGTTCGATTCGGATATTGAAGGAGAGGGCAGTCCGACTTTCCTCGGCGACAAGCGCCTCGAAGGCGCGACGTTCAAGAAGTCGATCCGCGGGTCCACACCGAAGAAGGCGGGCAGCTGTCAGATCACGAAAGCTGCCGAGGAGTCACCGCACCACCTCCGGTTCAACATCCCGTGCCCGCATTGTGGCGGCGAGCAGCATTTGCAATGGGGCGGCAAAGACGTTCCGTACGGCATCAAATGGGAGACAAATGAACTCGGCGAAGCGGCGAAAGCCTGGTACGTATGCGAGCACAACGCCTGCGTGATTCTGTATCACGAGGCGGTCGAGGCTGCAGAGCGAGGCCGATGGGTCTGTGAGCGCACTGGTATCTGGACCCGCGACAGCATGGAGTGGTTTGGTCCCGACAACGAGCCGCGCGTCACTCCAATCAGCATAACCATCTATGTCTGGACAGCTTACTCGGTCTTCACCACCTGGCTGGACATCGTCAGCGACTGGCTGAAGATCAAGGGCGACCGGGAAATGCTGGTCACCTTCGTCAACACCACGCTCGGTGAAGTCTGGGAAGACGACGAAGGTGAGAAGCTCGACTGGGAACAGCTGCACGCAAGGCGTGAGGTCTGGGCGGATGTCCCTGGCCGCGCCGTTACGCTGATGGGTGGAATCGACACCCAGGATGACCGGTACGAAGGCAGGGTATGGGCGTTCGGCCCTGGCGAAGAGGCCTGGCTCGTTCACCGGTGGATTCTCGACGGTGATCCGGCAAGCGAGACCCTGCGAGCCAAGGTCGGCGAAGAACTGCATCGCCAGTTCACGCGCGTCGATGGTCAGGTCATGCGGGTGGAACGTTGGTGCTGGGATGCCGGCGGTCACTACGCCGATGAGGTGTATGCGGAGAGCCGAAAACACGGCGTTTTCTGGGTCATTCCCATCTTCGGTGCCAGCACTTATGGCAAGCCTATCGCCAGCTTTCCACGCACCCGAGTGAAGCAGCATCGTGTCTATCGCACGGAAGTCGGTTCGGACAACGCCAAGGAGTTGATCTACAGCCGGCTCAAGCTGCAACTCGACATAGGAAAGAGCCTGAATGGCGAGCAGCAACCCGGCGTAATCCACCTGCCAGCCAATGACGCGATCTGCGACGAGGCTGAACTCAAGCAACTCACCGCCGAGGTGAAGGTGCTCAAGGTCGTGGCCGGCCAGCGCGTGTACCGCTGGGACGCCAAGGGGCGCCGGAACGAGGCGCTCGACTGCTTCGTGTACGCGCTCGCGGCGCTGCGCATCAGCCAGCAGCGCTTCGGCTTGAACCTTGAAGCATTGGCCTGCGCCGCCGCGACTC